AAACTAACTAGGTACAAAGGTCAAGGCAGATGAAAAAAGATGTAACAGTTGATGGTTTACAGAAAACTACATATCTCAAAGATGAGATGGATGGCAAAATTGCTATCAAAGAACAAGTAGATGTAACCTCACACTTAAAACATAATAAAATACTAACAAATTTAAATGATGGATATTCTAAATCCAGAGATTTAAAAAGAGTTGCTAGTATTCCAACTTTAGCTTTATCTGTCTGGGCGAATGAGTATAATGGAACTAATAATTGGTTCGGTCTTCCAAAAGAAGTACAAAAACAAATTTTAAAGAAAAAATTAAACTCAAATGAGTTTCAATATTTTAAAACCGCAGAAGGTAATTTATAATGGCATTAAATACATATTCAGCATTAAAGACATCAATAGCAAACTGGCTAAATAGATCAGATTTAACATCAGAAATTTCAGAAGATTTTATAGTTTTAACTGAAAAAGATTTCAACTCAAAATTAAGAATTAGAAAAATGATAGCAACAAATAGTTCTTTTACTATTGATGCTGAAACAGTTGCTTTACCTACAGGTTTTTTACAAATAAGAGATATGTATATTGTTGATGGTGGCACTAAATATGCACTTCATTATATAACTCCTGCACAAATGGATCAAATCAAAGGTAGTTCTACCTCTGGACAACCAAGCACATTTACAATTATTGGAGATAATTTTAGATTTGCTCCGACTCCAGCAAGTTCATACACAGCAACTATTAATTATTACAAATCATTTGATGCTTTATCAGATTCAAATACTACAAATTATATTTTAACAAATCATCCTGCTATTTATTTATATGGTTCATTATATCATGCTGCTAATTTTTTAGGTGGTGTAGAACCTGCAAGACTACAACAATGGCAAGGGATGTATTCAACAGCACTTGAAAGACTTGAAAGAAACGACAGAGAAGATCAATATGGTAATGCACCTTTACAACAAAGAGGTGATGTTACTGTTGCTGGTTCTTTCAATGAAAGATCATTTGCAGTAACAAACAATAACCAATAGGAGAATAATGCAAATACCTTTTGGAGAGTGGCTTCCTGACCAACCAGAATATTTAAATCCTGGTGCTACGACTGCTAACAATGTTTATTACGCACAAAATTCTTATAAAAGATTTCCTTCATTAGTAAATTATTCATCAAATAATATTGGTGCAGATAGTAGAGGTGCAGGTTCTTTCAGAGATAATTCAGGTAATGTATTTAATTTTGTTGCAAAAAATACAGACATCTATCAATTAGATGGTGGAACATTTACATCAAGAAAAGGATCACTTACTGGAGGTAATACAGATTTTTTTACATTTACACAATTTGGTAATTATATAATCGCAAGTAATGGTGTAGATGCTCCTCAATATTATTTAATGGGTACTTCAACAAATTTTGCAAATTTATCAGCTATAGCCACATCAGGTAGTGTTCCTACATTTAGAGTATCAGGAGTTATTAGGGATTTTTTAGTTACAGGTAATCAACCTACAAATCAAAACAGAATTCAATGGTCAGGTATTAATGATATTACAACTTGGGCAGCAGGAACTAAACAAGCAGATCAACAAGACTTACCAGGTTCAGGTGGAGAGATTGTTGCCATAACGTCTGGTGAATATGGTTATGTATTTAGACAAAATCAAATAGTTCGTATGGACTATGTAGGTGGTGCAACAGTATTTAGATTATCAGTTATATCTCCTAATAGAGGAGCTGTATATGGAAGAACAGTATGTCAAGATAATAGAAGGGTTTTCTTTTATGCAGACGATGGTTTTTTTGAACTTAATGGAGATCAAGTTATTTCTATAGGTGCAGAAAAAGTTAATAGATTTTTTGATATAGATTTAAACAAAGCATTTACAGATAGAATTTGTGCTGCTGTTGATCCATTTAATCAATTAGCTTTATGGCTATATCCATCAGCTTCAAACACTGCCAACACAACTGGTATTTGCGATAAAGTAATTATTTATAATTATGCTACACAAAAATGGTCAACTGCTGATGCAAGTGCTAGTACAATATTTACTCAGTTTGTGGGTGCATATACTGTAGAACTAATGGATATTATTTCAGAAAACTTAGATGCTATTAATATTGCTTTAGATACTGACTTTTGGAATGGTGGTCAAATGTATTTAGGAGCAATAGATAGTGATTACAAAGCAGCTATATTTTCAGGCACAGAAAATGAAGGAACTATAGAAACTAGAGAATTAGAGTTGTTTCCTGGACATAGAAGTAGTATAACCAATATTAGACCGATTGTTGATGCTACAGCTAGTGTAACCATCAAAAGCAAAGAAAGATTAGCAGATGATGCTACAGAATCTTCAGCTTCAAGCATGATTACAAGTGGTGATAATCCAGTAAGACAATCTGGTAGATATTTTAAAATTAAAGTAACAACACCAAGCGGATCTGTTTGGACTCATGCTCAAGGTGTTGATTTAATTGCTTCAAGAATTGGATTGAGATGACAGATAAAAATGATATAGATAATGTCAGATATAGTTTTGAAACTCAAGAGTTCTTTCAAAGACAAATCGAAGAAGCTATTAACACTTTGATAAACGAAAAAAACAAAGAAAACAACAAAGCCTTTTCTTGGTTTATAGGAGATTAGATGACAACTAATATTAAAGATTATTCAACAACACAAGCTAGTAACACATCACTTAATGGTATTTCAGTTGCAGAAGGAATGTTACCTTCTAATCTAAACAATGCAATTAGAGCATTAATGAAAAATACAAGAGATTGGTTTAATGATGCTCAATGGATTGAATATGGTGATGGTTCTGGTTCTTATACTGCTGCTTATGCTTCAGCTACATCTTTTACAATAGCTGGTGTAGATGTAACTTCAGTTTATCATGCAAACAGAAGAATTAAATTAACAGCAACAACACCTGGTACAATTTTTGGAACTATAAGTTCTTCAACTTTTTCTACAAATACAACTGTCAATGTAACTTGGGATAGTGGATCACTTGCTAATGAAACAATAGACAATGTTTATATTGGTGCATTATCAAATACAAATACGTCTATACCTGGTGGTGTTATTGGTACAACACAATTAGCAGATGATTCAGTTACAACTGCAAAAATTTTAAATGGTACTATTGTTAATGCAGATATAAATACAAGTGCAGCAATAGATGCTACAAAAATACATGATGGTACAATTTCAAATACAGAATTTGGTTATTTAAATAATGTTTCATCTAATATTCAAACTCAATTAGATGCAAAACAAGCAACAATAACTGGTGGTGCATCTACAATAGCAAGTTCTGATTTAACTGCATCAAGAGCTTTAGAATCAAATAGTTCAGGTAAAGTTGCAGTCAGTTCAGTTACATCTACAGAACTTGGTTATCTTTCAGGTGTATCTTCTGCAATACAAACACAACTTGGAACTAAATTAACAAACTCAAATAATTTATCTGATGTATCAAGTGCTTCATCTGCAAGAACTAATTTAGGTTTAGCAATAGGTTCAGATGTTCAAGCCTATGATGCACAGTTAGCTGACATTGCAGGACTGACTCCTACAGATAGTAATTTTATTGTAGGTGATGGTTCTAATTTTACAACAGAATCAGGAGCTACTGCTAGAACATCTTTAGGATTAGGTTCTATTGCAACACAAGCATCTAGTAATGTAAGTATTACTGGTGGTTCTATAACTGGTATGTCTGCACCATCTGGATCTACAGATGTAGCAAACAAAAGTTATGTAGATGATTTAGTTGCAGGATTAAAAACAAGAATTATTACAAGAGTTGCAACAACAGCAAATATTAATTTATCAAATGCTTTGGAAAATGGAGATACTTTAGATGGTGTTACACTTGCAACAAATGATAAAGTTTTAGTTAAAGATCAAACAGATGCTACAGAAAATGGTATTTATAAAGTAGTAGCAAGTGGAGCTGCAAGTAGAGATCCAGATTTTAATACAGTAGCAGAACTTGCTGGACAATTAGTTATTATTCAAGAGGGTTCAACAGAAGCAGATAGAATTTACTTATGTACTACTGATAATTCAGGAACTATAGGTTCAGTTAATATAACTTTTTCAAGAGTTACACCATCATTTACTGGTACAGTTACAAGTGTGGCAGTAGCAGATAGTGGCTCATCAGAATTTACAGTAACTGGTTCTCCAATTACTACTAGCGGAACAATCAATCTTGCTGTAAATAGTATTAATGTAAGTAAAATAACAGATGCTGCTAGTAAAGGTTTTGCTACAGCTATGGCAATAGCATTATAAGGAGGATACATGGCACAAGACTTTGAATCAGAAGGCGGTCAGATAACAAATTCGGCTACAACACTATTAACAGCTAATAGTGATGATGCTATTGTTGGATTAAGACTTGCTAACATTACAGCTAATGCTGTAACTGTAAGTGTATTTATTTTAGAGGGTGGATCTACAACTAGATACCTTGTTAAAGATTTGAGCTTACCTGCTGCAAGTTCTGTAGAACTTGTTCAATCTGGATCTAAAATTGTTATGCAGAATACTGATGTTCTAAAAGGACAAGCAAGTGCTGCATCAAGTGTAGATGTTTGGATTAGCAGAGTTGACTCTATAAGCACATAGGAGATTAAATGGCAGATTTATATAAACAAGAATTTATTGGTGATAAACCAGCTTCGGAAACTGTATATCATCATGCAGCAACTTTAGATAAAAATATGGTTATTGAAAATGCAGTTCTTGCAGGACCAATAACTTTTACTAACACAGTAACAGTAACAGGAACTTTAGTTATCGTATGAGT